AATTACTCGACTACTTAAAAAGTAAGAATCAACGGCATCCTCCATCCTCATATATGTAGATAGAAAATAATAAATGCTATCACTGTCTTTTTGATACTCATCTATCGAGTCATCTGTAACGCTACTCGTTGCGAATGCATAGTCATTCTCAATTAGGTCATCAAGCCCTTTTAACGCAAAGTTCAAAACTCCGCTCATCTCCCCTTTAATTAAATCGTCTATATTAGCCTTCTTTTCAGACTGTTTAATCGTATGGTTAAATGGAATTATTACGAGTCGTCGCAACATCCCATCGGAATCATCCTTAAAATTTGGCAGCTTATTGCAAGCAAAGACAACCCGAGCGTTGATTTGCAGATCCATTTCAGGCTTACCTTTGTGGGCAGCTCTTACATACCCTCCAGATACAACGTTCTTAAAGGCCTCTGGATTAATGTTAAATTTAGGCGTTTCATCTATAAGGTTTACCAGCTTGCCATCGAGTGAAATCATACTAAACGGTTTATCAAAAAGAGTCAGAGGGACCATGGAGGCATTTGACTCCCCTACTAGATTCATCAGGGCCGTCAGTATTGTGCTCTTGCCGTTGCCGCCACCGCCATAGAAGATAAAAGCCTTATGAGCTATAGGTCTGCCTCCAACTATACAATACCCGAAAACCTGGGCTATAAGCCTCTTAAGATCAGCGTCCCCGTTGGTGGTTAGGTCTAAAGCTTTTTCAAATTCAGGGCACGAAGCTTTAGTATTATAATTATGATCTAAGCAGTATTTAAGAAAATTATCAGGGGAGTGAGGCTCCAGAGTTCTCCGCTTTAAATCCAGCAATCCGTTTGCGCAATTAAGTACGCCAACAGGCTCCTTGCGCTCAGCGAAATCCGTAAAGCTTCTTATTAGGGCTTTATGATAATAATTATTTACAGCATTTGGAGCTGCTTGTTTTTTTAAAAAGCCATCTATTATGTTCTTTAAATGTAGAAAGCTTATGCTTTTATAATGTGTTTTAAACCACAGATACACGAGGCTATCGTCACACATTAACTGTTTTTCTTTTACCATGAACCTTGATAGAGCATCATAGTCAGGCATCTCTTTCGTTGAGTTTTTAAGCTCAATTTCATAAGTAAACCCCTCCTGCATCGTTGGGTATTTCTCCAAAAGCCTAGCCTGATCATCGAGCTGTCTTTCTAGAGACTCACGGCCCTCTATGCAAAATAAATCATTAAAATCAGTTGGCTCCCCCTCTGGAGAGTTAAACTCTGGGAATATAGACCTGATACCTTGCTTGTTTTTAAGCTTTGAGGCTATTTTAAACCCCGTATTTGTTTTCTTAAACTGATCATTATCAGCCAAGTTTATAATTTCAGTTTTTGGGAATTTAGTTCGAAGCTCTTCGCAGACGGGTAAAAGATTCCCAGAGTTAAAGGCTACATAAACTGGATAATTTAGAAAGTCAGAACAGGTCGCTCCCGTAGCTAGACCTTCGCAAACATAGATAACGCTTGGTGCCTCCTGTTCATTTATGGCAAAAAAAGTACCTTTTATTTTTCCGCCCTTTTGAAACAGCTTCGTTCCATCTAAATATATTTTCTGAATAGATAATATCTTTCCCTCTATGTCCGTTCTTGGTACTACGACATAACTAGTATGCTCCCCTGAATAAAACTTAGTCCCGTAAGTCTGCTGGAGGCGTTTTTTTACAAAATAAGAGTTATGTTTAGGATCAAAGTCTACTGCTTGATCCCATATCCACGCTGCCTGTTTAGCAGCTCTCCCATGTTCTTCTTTTCTTTTTTGCTCACTATCAGAAATAGCTTTATCCACTAGCTGGTTAAAAACCTTATCGGTCTCAACTGACTCCTCGTAGCTTTTCCAAACCCAGCGCATGCTTTCGTCTCGCCAGTTTCCAACTACAACGGTCTTAAATTCTTTTCCGTCTATTACAGTAGAAAAAGCAACGTACCAGCCAGGTTTTTTTGCACTACCAGTTTCTCCGTACCTGTGAATTTCGCCATCAAAAAGAATAGCGCTGTTTATACCATGATCAGTCTGGAAGTTATAAAGATCCAAGAGCCCCCCTTATGCATATCTGTTAAGTAAGCAATTAATACGGTAAAAGATAAACTATAGCCAACTATTTAATAGTAATAATTAAATTACCTATATATAGTGTTTGCGCCGCAATATGCGCCCCGCATTGATGTTTCTGCATCATGCCCTATTTTTAGTTTGCACTCCCCTCTAATTGATATAGGGTAAGCGTTCTAAACAAAAGGAGATGTGGTGTCGATATGGCTTTAAGAGTAGCGCAGAGAAAATCTGCAAAAATGAAGATAAATTTCTCAGGGCTATCTGGATCTGGGAAGACTATGAGCGCTTTAAAATTTGCACGAGGATTGGTCGATGACTGGGGAGAAATAGCCGTCCTAGATACGGAAAATAGTTCAAGTGAGCTATATGCAAATCTCGGCGGGTTTTTAGTGCAGCCTTTTAAGCCCCCTTACTCCCCTCAACGATTCTGCAAAGCTATAGATTATTTTAAAGATAACGGTGTTAAGTGTATGCTTATTGATAGTGCAAGCTCTGAATGGAGTGGCTCGGGGGGGATTATTGAGATCCATGAAACTCTTGGCGGAGGCTTTAGGCAGTGGGCGCAAGCAACGCCTATGCACCAAAAATTCGTAGACCATATTGTTCATGCAGATATGCATATGCTTACAACTGTTAGAACAAAAGCAGACTACTCTGTTGATAAAGATCAACAGGGGAGAAACCGAATTCGTAAAATAGCTATGAAACCCGATCAAAAAGATAACTGGTCTTACAATTTTTCGATTAGTTTTGATATAGATCAAAACCATATGGCTACTATTGATAAGAATAGAACTGATTTATTCTTAGATGATGTCCCTTTCTTTATAGATGAGGGTACGGGGAGGCTGGTACGTGAGTGGAATGAGTCGTGCTAGAGGAAGACATTGTTAGGTTTTTCGATAAGGTCTCATATTCTGATGATTGTTGGGAGTGGACTGGTGGAGTTAGTGGCAGTGGTTATGGTGTCTTTTCTTTAAAAGGGAAAGCTCGCTCTTCGCACCGAGTATCATATGATTTTTTTTACGAGGAGGATTGCGAGGGTATGAATGTTTGTCATGATTGTGACAACAAATTATGTATTAACCCATTTCATTTATTTTTGGGGACGGCCAAGGATAATATCCAAGATATGGTGTCAAAGAACAGGCATCGCAGTCAAATTAAGAAACACTGCGTGAATGGACATGAATTTACAGAAGAAAACACCATAATATGGGGCAGGGGCAGTCGTGTGTGCTTAGTATGTTATAAGAAACGACGATTAGCTGCTAGAGATGAAGACAATAGAAAAAGAAGAGAGAAAAGAAAACTTAAACAACCAAGAAAGGAAACAAAATGAGTTTTATAGACTTACTAAAAAGATCAACAGCACCAGAAGGTGGGGCATTTGCTCCGATGGCAACAGGCACTTATATAGCGACGATTGATGATGTGGGGATTAGCTTTAATGATAGCCCTCCTACAGGATCATTGAAGTTTAAGATTAAAGAGGGGGAGTTTGCAGGGCGCATCGTATGGCGTAACTGGAAACTAGGGGATACAGGCCTTGGTTACTTTAAAAAAGATATTAATATTTTAGGCATTGATGTTGAGGCGTTATCTGATGAGCAGGCTTTAGCTGATAAATTGTATTCTGTCGTTAATAAGACAGCTGAGATCTACGTCAAGTGCGTGCCGAAAGATAGTGGCGACGGGCAGTGGGAAAATGCTTATTTAAATAAGTTGTTAGCTGCTGGTACTCCTACAGCTGGTGCGCCTGCTTTTGCAGAAGAAGATGAATTAGGATTTTAATAAGTCGCATACGCCTGGTGCGTTAGCCTTTATGGGATCACTCTGGGCTGGTTATGACACCGCATGATTAAGTACGAGGCGTATGCGCATTTTTATGGAGACAATAGTATGGATACAGATGAACAAGAGAAGGCTTATTTTAAAGAGCGTATATCGTTACTCGAGCAGCAGGTTGCAGGCTATGAACACAGCTATAAGAAACTGCTCAAGGCTTTTAGAAAGTTAAGCGACGAGCTCACGACGATAAGCGAATACTCCCCGACAGACAAAAAAGAAAATAATGGTTCTGTTTCTAATTAGCGTGGCCGTGCTGATCTTTATTCTGTGGCCTAAGAACGCTTGGCGTGATTACGATAATGATAGAAAGTTTAAGTAAGTATTTTATACAGCTGGCGAGAAATTTACCATTAGAATAATCCTCCCTGGGTTTTCTTTTGCCAATTTGTTCAACTCGCTGGCTGTGTTTTTTTTAAGGAGCATGCGGATGACATTAAAAGAAATCCATCAAGCTTTAAGCAACGGGAAAAAGTTAACACGAGTAGGGCTTCCTCCTGAGTGTTTTGTTCAGAAGATTGGTCTGTCTGCCAGGAGCATGAGGAGTGTTTACTATGACCACCAAACTTAAAAAGAAGAGAGAAGCCTGGAACCAATTCATAGAGGGAGGAAAAGATGAAGCCGATAAGTAAACCAGATGTAGATATTGCTTGGTTTTTAATTGATCCAATAATGGAGCGAAGAAAAAATTACTTTAATACTTGGTTTGACGAGAGGATACGCCCCCTAAACGAGATGATTGAGAAGGGGGTTGAGGTTCAAGGCATAATCACAGACAAATATACAAGTAAGCCTACTTTTATATGGAATGACTCCAGTATAGCAACCCACAAAGCCCTCCTTATAAACATAGAGCCAATCAGGCACGAGTCGGCTATTGAAGTTCTTAGAGAGTTAGTTAGTTAGTTAGTTAGTTAGTTAGTTAGTGCTGGAAATGAAGGTCACAGAGAATATGGGCAGACGAAGCCCTCAAACGAGCCAAAGAGATTAGGGGTGAAGGTGAGTCTTAAGAATTTTATAACAGGCAAGAGGAGTCTTGGCGCTAACGATAGATATTGCACCGACGATCGAGGTTTGATTTGTCGCGGCAGTAAGTCAGATTTAAAAACAGCGGAGCCAGATATTTGGATAGACCTTGTTACGCAAAAAGCTTACGACCAAGTCAAAAAAGAACGCGCAGAGCTTGAGTGGAAACTTGAGGTTGCGGTCGAACATTTAACAGAGATAAAGACTATGCATTTTCAAAATAACAGTGCCGAGTTTGAGGTTGCTTGTGTCGGCTTAACCTTAATCGAGAAAGGAAAGCCGTCATGACTGGGGAAGAGAAGGCGATAATATTCTGTGTTCCAGAAGATTGCTTATTCGATACAGTAGATAAGTCTATGGCTATTTTTCCAAATGATGCAGTTTCTTTTATGGTGTCGGAACATGATTATCTTTTGCTAGAAACCAAATGCAAACAGCAGCGAGAGGCGATTGAGGTTTTAATGGAAGGTTTAAATAAAGTAGTATGTAATCCCTATATTCAATATGGTCATGGTAAAAATAGTCCCGTATCAGAACTTACTCACCAATATAAAATGGGCGTCACAGATGGGCACCGATTAGCTCGGACGTGGGCAGACGAAGCCCTCAATAAGGCGAAAGAGATTAGAGGTGAAGATGGATAAAGTAGACAGAGCCCTAGAAACCAAGTGCAAGCAGCTTGAGGCTGAAAGAGATGAAAGCTGGCAAGACTCTAAAGATTGGCAAACAGCTCTTTGGAAAAGTGAGCATGAAAACAAGGAACTAAAGGCGAGTAACAAAGACCTCGTCGAGGCGCTTAAGATTGCAGTTAATACCATCGATACTTGTTGGTGTGATGAAGGCGAAACTTGCGGTAATTGTTGTGCAAAAGAAGAAATCGAAAAAGCACTAGGGGAGTGAATGAAAATCGTACCCCATAAGGTACAAAAACATGTGAATACGAATGATTTATACCCGATAGGGTGCGGGATTTTAACAGTAGCAGGGGGTTCCGGAAAAAAAACGGAAGTAGTGTTACAAGTGATTTTAACAATTTGTGTCTACCGAAAAAGACGCAACAAGCTTTGTGTATATTATTTATTTGATTAATAGACACTACTTAACAGTAAAGGGACATTAAATATGGAAAATAGAGAGCTTACACCAGAAGAATATGCAGATAAATGTACTTTAAAGTTAGCAGAGGCCATGGTCATAAATGCAAACCTTAGAAAAGCGGGTGAAGGTTTATTTCTGAGAATGGATTATTTTATGGGTGATACGGACCCCTTAGATGATCAGGACGAAAATGTACTGGCTTGTCAGGCATGGCGTGAAGCTTATTCACTAAAAACCAAAACTAATTAACAGAGAAGGACGACATGAAAACTATACGATATTATGTTTGTGGTAGATATGAAGATGGCACCGAGGATGTTTTCGAAACATTTTTAAATTATGAAGATGCTGAAAAATATTTAATTGGAATGAGTTATGATGCTGAAGAGTTTTATATTAGAAAAGTTTGGGTCAATAAATAACGAGTTTATTAACAGATTATGTTTGTCCAGAAGGGGGTAACAGAGGGTAAAAGGTGTGTGACGAATTTGTATTCGGACCTCAATAAATACAGAAAATAGGCGCATCTCCCTTTTTTGGGCAATTTTTTATTAATAGCAACGGAAACTTAACAGAGGAGAAGGCCGAATGGCAAAGTTACATCAGTTAGATAAGCACAAGTATCTTAAACCTATCGAGGTTGTAGAGCTTGAGCAGATTCTAGACAATGCGAAACGTAAGGACGCAAGAAACGTGCTTATGATTCGGCTACTATTAAAAACAGGAGCTAGGGGTTCTGAGCTACTAGCTGTTAGGCCAATGGATCTCCATGTTGAAACTCACTCGGTATTTATTAGAGGACTTAAAGACGGTAAAGACAGAGAGCTACCTGTTCCCTACAAGCTATTCCAGCAATTGTACGACGAGGCCAGTGGCCCAAAAGATAAGCCAATATTTCCTATAGCTCTGAGAACTCTGCAAGGTATCTGGTATGATATTAGGCCAGTCGAAAAGAAGCTACATAGTCTGAGGCATACTTTCGCATACAATTTGTATAAACAAACGAAAGACATATTGCTCGTCAAAATGGCATTGGGCCATAGAACAGTTCAATCTACTATGATTTATTTAGAGCATTTGTATGAACAAGAAGCGTTTGAAAGGTTGGTATTGGTAAATGGATAAAATAAATATCGATGAAGCAATAAATATGTTGCCTGATGGTGGCAATATTCACACATTTAGAAACCCAAGCGCAGGGATGATGATTGGGGCTGATTGGAACAGGGATGATATTATCGAGGCTATGAACAAGCATGGTGTGGGTCTATCTGGTGAACAAGCAAAAGCTATGGATCATGGTCTTGTACTGGAAGATAAATCAGGATTCTTATTTATTGAGACTACTTAACAGAGCCGGAGGGGATTAGGTAAAAAATATATGGAATATTATTACACAATACCAATAGCGATTTTAATATTAATTTGGGCTGTATGGGCATCAACATGCGCCATAGATTATATTTATCAGCGAAAACCATGGTACTGGATTTTACCGCTTGTTGTTCCTTTGGCTGTTGGATTCATCTTTTTCATTCATTTGGCTATAAATGAAATTATAAAAACCAGTTAACAGAAGCGGCTAATCAATTGAAGACGTTACGCAAAACACATTAGAAATGAAAAACACCAATTTTTAGAAGTTAAACCGCGCTAAGTGTGCGGGAATAGGAGAGAGGGATGAGATATAGAAAGAAGCCGATAGTTATAGAAGCGCATCAGTGGTTCAAAAACGGAGATCATCCATTAGATGATTGCAGGACAATAACTCCTATCCCTATAGACGGAGCACCATTTCAAAGTGAGGGTGAAATAGTTCGTTATTATAGGCATCCCAATGTCGGCGGTGATGAGATCTGTGTAAAATGCGGCTCAATAATGCATGATCATGGATGGCTTGATACTTTAGAATGTGGACATACGGTTTGTGTTGGCGACTTTATAATCAAAGGAATTGCTGGCGAGCTGTATCCCTGTAAACCTGATATTTTTGAAAAGACTTATGAGAAAGTTGATTAACCCCCTCCTATGCCTATTGATATTCTACACAAGAAAGGAAATAAAATGAAAACCGAAGATATTTTGGAATTAAAGTTTAAATGTGATGACTTGGGCGAGGTCATAACTATAAGGGGTTTTCTTAAAGCCCTATTATATACTTTATGGGATGAGGAAGAGTCCTTTTCTGGCAAAAGACCTTTCGGGAATAGCGGATGGACCTACACTGTTTATAAAGTTTTGATTAAAAATAAAGCTATTGAAGGCGAGTTAGATGAAGATGGGTATATTGATTCAATGGATGAAAAAGAAGCTAGGGGAGTTATCCTTAAGTGTATCAAGGCTCTATGAACAGATTCTATGCCCACACACTAATTGGAAAACCGTAGTCCAAGGCGTCGGTCGGTTCGATATGCAGCTCTGCTCAAGGTGTGGGGCTAAGAGGTTTGTGGATAACTTGAAGGAGAAGAAGTGACAGACAAATCATTTGAAATATGTAGGCTTATAACCCTAAATGAAGAGCTAAAAGCTACAGCAGACTTTTATAAAGCTCGACACACATCTCATTTCGGTAAACTAACGAAGCTTAGAAGAGAAGTATTAGAGCTAGAAAGGACAGTCAAAGGACAAAAAAATGAAATAACAAATCTTAACTATGCGTTAAATTGTGTCAGATATAACAGGCCACCTGTAGCCGAGTAACCGCTCTTTAGAATACTTAGAAACCCGAACCATATTACTTTGATTGCCACCCAAACAATAAATATATTTATCATCCTCCCCTACATACAGACCTATATGACCCTTCCAGCTCTTAGGCGAGACCCTCCAAAAGATAACAACGCAACCAATGCCAGGAGCCTTCATAGGATACCCCCAGTTAAGCCATGAGCGAGCATTAGCCTTGCCGCTGCCTTTTATACCAGCTTCTTTAAAGCACCAATTAACAAATGAGGAGCACCAAGCAACGCTATCGTCTGATGCTTTTAATGAAGTGGCTAGATGGTATTCGAGCACTCGCTTCGAATTTTCTGGCCCTGGTATTTCTGTTGTACCTATTTCAGCTTTTGCTATCCTTAGCCATGGTGGATCTTCTGATTTTGGCTTTGCTATTTGTACTTGCTCTTTATGCGGCAATTCATTTCTAAATAATCTTTTAAGCCAGTAAAATAATCGCTTGAACATATAACCCCCTGTGCTTATAAGCATCCTACAAAGGAATTTCCATGAATGCCAATGCTTTGCCAGATCAAAAAATTTTATTAAAATATCTTAAATATGACAAATGCTGTGGAGTACTCTACTGGAAAGATCATTGGGAAGAAAATGTTAAATCTAGGATGGTCGGCAAGCCTATATTGTTCAAAGATAGCGGTGGATATCTAAGGTTTTGCTTGAATGGGGCTAAGTATTTAGTTCATCGAATCGTTTATTTTTTAGAAACTGGTGAGCAACCTTGTGAAATCGATCATATTGACGGGGATAGGTGTAATAATAAATTCCATAATTTAAGAGCATCTTCTTCAAGATCGAACAATATAAATAAAAAGATACATCGATCAGGTCACTTGCCTGGAGCGTCCAGACATGGGAACAAGTGGATATCCAAAATCGTGATAGACTATGAAGTTCTTTATCTTGGTTTGTTTTCTTCCCAAGAAGAAGCCCATAGCGTTTATATGATATTTTTCAATTGGGTTAATGACGTTACTTAACCTTAAGTACTTTTCTCTTTTTCACCCAGGCCTTTGGGATGCAGATCACAGAGTTACATTGGTCCTCACTAACCGCTGCGGCTAAACAAATACACTCTTTATCCTCTTTAACCAAAAAACCTACTGCAAAGCACGTATCTATATGGAGATTATCTGGTGTGTCCCAAGAAGATACACTAACTGCATCAACCCACTGAATATAGGTTATGTGAACAATCTTTTTAATCTGTCCCACCAAGTTCCTTTTCTTATTTTTCTAATATAAGCATGATATTTTCTGCTGTTCTGAGACGTAGTTAGCCATTGGATATTATCTAGCTCATAGCCTTTTTCTGGGTTGATGCGATCAACAGAGGGGGCGTCTATGAATTTAAACCCACGCTCTTTGTAAGCATCAAATAGTTCTAAAAATAAGGCTGAGCCAAAGGCAAAGTCATTAAAGGCTGCCCTAGGAGGGTACTTATATCCTTTAGCATCAGCCCGTCGTTTTAATATATAGTAAAGATGCCCGACATATCCCTTGGGAGTTCGTCGGTATAATGTGGACTTTGACATCTGTTCCATGGGCTTATTAAACTATGCCTATAGTCTTGTTGTTACGGCCCTAAGGTCTAGAAAAGATCCTTACCATCGTCTTTCATTTTAGCAGGCATAGGCAGAGCAGATAAAAGCGTCCGCTGTGCAAGGCGAAATTGTTTACGGTCCATAAGTTTAGACCACTCGGTATATATGTCTTTTAAGAAATATGAAGAGTCAACCACCACGGCGAAACAATTAGACTCAACTCTAGTTTTTAAAAAAACATATTGCGCTGGAGATAGATTTGCTCTTCTCCCCTTAGCTTTAAGCTCTATATAACAAGCTCTGCCAAAAGCATCGTTGCCAACAAGGTCAGAGAAACCTTTTTCAGTTTGCCCTGATGTATACTCCCCTGCTAGCACAGAGTAGACTGCTTTCGATTCGACCACAGAGACGTTAAAGTTATTATGTCTTAACCATTTAAGACATTCTTTTTCAGTTTCTTTTTCTGGCTTAGCATTTTTCTTAATATCCTTAGGCTTATCTTCTTCTATTTTTTTAGATAGATAATTATCTAAGGCTTTTTTAACTGATTCTTTACTCATTTAATTACCAAGTGATTATGATTATTCCAGAGCCACCATTGCCACCAATGCTAGTGTAGCCGCCTCCACCGCCTCCACCGCCAGAGTTAGCCGCACCACTGGCAGCCGAACCTCCTTGAGGCCCGCCATTGCCGCCATTGCCATAAGCTGCACCACCTCCGCCACCGTCATAACTTCCGCCACTACCAATGCCGCCAGTACCAAATCTAGAGTCCTCACCGTCTGTTCCACCGGAACCTGTTCCGCCGTCACCACCAAAGGAAGATATTTTATAAGGAGTTATTGCCCCGGCTCCGCCAGGAGATGTAGACGTTTCTCCTGGGAGTCCACCATGCCATTTAACTACTGCTCCAAATAATGTTAATCCTCCAGCTGATGGAGGAGACACAGTTTGCCGAGCTCCTCCTGCACCAATAGTAATACCAATTGATGCACCAGGGGTGACTTGAACTTGAACAGTAGATATATCGCCACCGGCACCACCTCCGCCACCCTTAGAGCCACCGCCCACACCAACAGAGCCGCCACCGCCTCCGCCGCAACCTAGAACTGTTAAAACTGAAACAGTATCTGGGACGACAAATGTTCCACTGGATGTAAAAATCTGATTTCTAGTAGCTTCGATAAGACCGTTTATATTTGCGCCCGTCTTATTCCAAAGGTTCTCTGTCTCTGGTGCATTGGCCGATATCTCGACATCGTTCATCTTAACTAAGCTGCCTATAATATCTGCCATCTTATAACTCCCCTATAACATTTGATATTGAATGCCACCATCGGCAAAATCAACATCACTCATAAATCCATAAATTAATTTAACATTATCTTGCTGTGTAGTGTAACTATCAAAATCCATTTTCATTCCAGTACTCGGTATAAAGCCAAGAGCCGTTGCTACGGTTATCGTATTACCGGCAAAGGACTCAAAAACAGCAGTACCAGAAATAGTAAAATCATCATTGTGAATAAGAATTGTTGTTCCGACATAAGACTCCCATTTCTTAAATTCATTCTCTCCATATTGATCTGTGTTAAAGCTCCCCTGAATAATAAAGCTAGTCTGAGAGAGCCCCTGTTTTATAATACTAGTTGGAGCTATTAAACAATATCTAGCATCATTTGAAAAGTTCGTATCGACTAGATCAAAGGTAATCTCGCCTGTTTTTAAATTAAAAGACTTGTTATCAATGCTAAAAAGACGGGGAGCACCACTACGAGAACCACTATATCTATCAGCAATTTGAAGAGATGCCATGTCAAGAGATACAATGTCGCCAACCTCTAAAGAAAATCCTGTTTTTAAATCTACCTGAATATTCTTTATATACTCAGCGCCAAACTCATATTTTTTAAGTCTATTTGAAGCCGCACTGTTAGACAAAGACTCCCCTTGAAGATCTGACCTAAGCCCCTTTGACTCAATCAACAATGTTCTAGAGCCAGTATCAATTCTATTTCTAGAATCGGTAGATATTGATCCGTTGATCTTTTCAAACTTATCTTCTTCTAAAATTCTCTCATCAAATTTATATAAAACTGAATTATAGAAGTTCTTTGATGTAGATCGAGTGATAGCAATCTTCTGAGCAGACACCACATTATTCTTACTAAGTGTTTTAACGGCGTCACCACCTGGCAGTAACCCCGCCAAATGATAACCGACTGAGCTCTGAGCTTTTCTCGGCACCGAATAACTTCCAAGTGGGTTATATATCTGCTCCCCTAAGAAAGCTTTTAGCTCTATCTCTTTTTTAATCAAAAACCTGTAATGGTTATCGTCTGTTAAAAACGTAGATTTAATATAATTATGTTGCGTAACATCTACTTCGTCAGCGGCCATTCCCGCCCCTACTGGGATCGAATCATACCTGGATCTCACAGCGAGTTCCCCATCAGTTGGAGCCTCAAAGGATAAAGTAACCCCGTCTATTGTGATGTACTGCCCGTTTTCGGTTTGGGAGATCCCTGTGATTTCTTTAAGCGTAAAGTTATTTGCTGGAATTGCAGAGCCAGAAACAGATGCATAATCTCCTACCGTGATACCGTAATCGTTTAAAAAGTTAACACCGTCGATGTAAAGACTGTTAGGTGCTGAATCTGAAATATCTACCTTTACAATAGATGTTATTGTTATGTCTGATTGATAGTCTCCATCTCGACCAGAGAGCATTAACTTTAACGCAATATCTAAAGCATTCCCCTGTAAGATATATACAGAATTTATATTAGCTCCTGATGCATGACTCGCTATTGCTGTGCCCTGAGCTCCCCTTGATAGAGTTTGAAACTGTGTTCCAGCAAGGCCAGCATAAGTCATGACCTCATCATCTATCTGAATGCCGCAAGTTAAATCACTATCAATCGCTCCATCGGGCCCTGTAAATGTAGGACTTAAGAAGTCTGTTGTATCAAGTACGTTTGCAATCGTATCACCGATATTTAATATTTCCGCTAACTCAGTCTCTGCTGGCTGGATGATCTCCCCTTTCTTTTTTGAATCAGGGGAGTTTAGGTTTAAAGCTACTAGCCCCGCACCTTGCTGGAGAGAATCAATCGTGCCTCTAAATATAGTTAGATAGTCTGCTGGGAAACTCGTATTGGAAAAGCCAAAGTAAACCTTGCACCTTCTGCCTAAGATATCGAAAGCTGGGGTTACAGTTTCGTCTGGGGCAAAAAGCCTCGTGAGCTCTCCATCCTTATCTATCATAGCAATACGCATGGAGCTTATGCTTTCTGACGTGCCCTTATCTGGGTTAAGCTGCTGTCTTATAGTTGTTGATGTTCCAAGCTTAAAAGATATATAGGGGAGATTGTTTGCTATAGGCCTTAAGCCTCCATAGATATCACCTTCTCCATATTCTAGCCCCTCCATCCCGTAAACAATCGGTGTAAGGACTGCGTTTGTTGAGAATATTTGATCTATGCCATCTATTTTTAATACTATATTTGGCTTTAAGTCCGTTGCTAGTGCCGCATTTTGTGCAGATTGAGTTACTTCAAATGCCATTAGTTTAACTCCCGTCTCATTTACTACCTAGCTCTTCTATTATTTTATGGAGATATGCTTTTGTCTTAGCTAAATCGTCTGGGCTAAGGCATTGATACCCTCTCATTCTACTTACTGGCTTATCAAAGGGCTCTGATCCATCAGACGGGTTACACTGAGCAATATCTTTATTAATGATGCTACAGCGATTAACTTTTGGTGGAGCAAGCGCGCATCCACTAACTGCCATCACGATAGCGAGTAACAATGCGTAGCTCATTTTCAAGCTCATTTATTTTTCCCTTTAACATGTCTCGCTCTTCTTCTGAAGCGACCTCTGTTATTAGGTCCTCGAGAGCATATATTTCTGTGACTATAGCATTTACTGATCTTGCTATAGTCTCTTCTTTTTTGTCTATAGCTTTGTGCTTTTTCTTTTTAATAAAAAATGAGACGACGAAAGAAATTAAACGTTCTAAACCAAACTTTAAAAGCCAATTAAATATCGTCGTCCCCATATTATTTAGTTCTTAGCGCATCCAATACTGGATCTAAAAGAGTATTATCAAGAGTGGTATCTGTTGAGTCGATCATCGCTTGTACCATGTCTATGGCGCTGATCTCTACAAACATGCCAGCTGTAGCTGCCGCTCCTTGATAAGCTAACTCAACACGAGCTTTGCCGTCCTCAAAAGTTACCCCGTAATTTCCCTCTGGGCCTATTTGACCTTTTGTTATATCCATTTATTCCCCCTCATAAAATATTTATTTTGCTTTCTTCTCTTTTACTTCCTCTTTATATTTTAAAAGGAAATAGTTTTTAATCTGTTTCATAAAATCTTTAATGTCATTAATGTCTTTTACTTTTGTTTCATCAAATGCAATCAAGTAATCAAAAAGAGCATCTTTGGCGACTAACCCCATGGCATCCTCTAAATCTTTTGCTTCTTTTTTAGATAGATCTTCAGCCTGTAGCTGATCTTTTAATGGTTGGTTTATAGTTATAGTGTCAACCATTTGGCCAAATTCGTCTTGCACTTGTTCTATTTGCAACCATTGAGCATCTTCATGCTCCCCTGTTAATGGGTCCATTGGAGCAATTCCTTTAACGAACTCTCCCCAATCACCAGTTGGTTTTTTAGCTTTTATTACATGACCTGTTCCATCTATGGTAGCAAAAAAATTCTTCATTTCACTCATTGGATTTTCTCCCATGTGATATCAGTAAGTAGCCTAGACACTGAAGGTGTGGCCATTGCTGCATATACATTTAAGTAGACAGTTGTTGGTGATGTAACCTTAATTAGTCCATAAACACTAGAAGTTTCCCTCCCAGATGTAGTCCCAGAATCTGTATGCCTAGGGGCTTTGTTTATAGAAAGCATTCCAGCTGGATCACTCGTGTATGTTCCATTAGTTGATCCCCACAAACAAAAGTTATCTGTATAACCGGGCGTCCCACCTGTTTGCTCAAAAGCAACATGGCCAAAAAGTCTATATGTTCCTGGCTCAAACGTAACACTGTTTCCAACAAGCGTCTGGTATCCACTAATGGTAGGAGTAAGTGTTGCTGACTGTACTGTTCCAGATTCCCATTCCCCAAACACAGAGAAGAAAGAGAAGTCCGGACGTCTTTCAAAGGTTACATAATTTCCTATGTAACTTCCATCAAGAGTAGTAGAGACAGCATTATAAGCTCTGATATCTATGGCATCGCCCTTCACAATGCCAGTCAGCAATATGCCGCCTTGTATTTCTATAGCCGAAGTAACACTAGCGTCTATTGTATTTCTAGCTAGGACTCTGTTCAACGAACCATTTATAAAAACATACAATTCTTGCACATGTCCTGCTGAATACGTTTGTGAATTGAAACGAATGCTTGCATCTACTTTATAATTCCCCGAAAGCGGCGCAGTAAAAACCCCAGTCGAAGAATTGTATACGTCGTTTGGATCATGATCTTCGGTCCCGTTTATAACAATTGGAGAAGCTGCCGTAATTGTTGTAGCTGCTGTGCTCGCTTGTGCTACGACTGTGCTTAAACTAGCCTCTGTAGTCGACAGCATCGCGCCGCTGGACCAGCCTTCGATTGGGACTTTGAAACCAAAGTCTATTATATCACCAGTTCCCCAAGTAAATGGAGCGGTTGGCGATATTGTCGCTTGATCATTTGATGCGTTCCAATATCCAAGTGCCAAGTGTGTTGAATTTGCCCCCATGACTTTACCGTTAACGCGTTGAACTCCAGACTCGAGCAAAGTGGCTCGTCCTAAATCTAAAGTAATATCATTTGTTACTATGATTGCATTTATAGACTCTCCATCTGGGAGAGTCATGTTTGGGGTAGCGGACACGCTAGTAGTGGAACCAAAAGTCAGCCTAACATGACCGACCATATTAGAGCCTTCTCTCCAATAGCTAGCTTTTTGTGTGCCGTTTCCAATAGTTAAATTAGTCCAAGCCGGAGTAAAACTAATTGGATCTGTAATGATAGCCCCAGGAACCAAAACATCAGGACCAATCTTTATATTATCCAGCCATATTGTTGATTGAACGCTTGGTGCAGAAAGAATATTCATCTTCAATGCGTATGTATTAGCATCGTTATCTACTTGAACTCTTGAGGTAAATGTTTTCTTAGAAGTGTTTGCAGGAATTTTCCCAGCATAATCATCCATTAAAATAATATCTGCTGCCGTAGCATCAAGCCTTCTTAAAACAAACTGAACATCATCAGTAGAAAAATTTGCATCTGTAGAATAATCAAAAGCAACAGTAAGAACCTTCGACCCTTCCATATCGATGTTATCAACATCATCCATGTCTATCTGTAAATAATGTGACCCAGGCGTAACGGTGTTTGGAATAACTACCTTTAAACTTTGAGTGCCACGGACAGGATCTACAGTCTCAAGGCTAGTAGTTAATCCTGGAGCCGTATAATCGGTTGCTCCAGATTCATAATCACCATTTTTAATATAATTTATTCCTCCTTGACCAGTTCCGCCAGCTGCTGCGACAGCCTCCCATCCTGCATCTTTTCTAGCATATTGGCTCCCATCTATTGGAGCCTCTGGGAAAGTCACCTTAGAATTGTTTGTCGCTGTATCTGATTCAATAGTATCTAAATCAACTGCCTGAGTAACCGTTAGGTGATCTACTTTGTCTAGCTGAGCTTGCGTGGCATATTTATTTGTCGTGGCCGCATCTGATATATCATCTGCATCTAGTACTACTGCGCCAACTTGAGTATTTACAGAGTCGACTTTAGAAGTGATATCAACATAAACAGATCCAGACCATCGATAATTAAAATTTGTATCTATAGCAATATAGATTTTCCCAGTCTCCCCTGTGCCAGGGAATGACGCAAAATCTGCAAACTCTAAAACATCGTCTACATAACTAGGAAGATTTGCAGAAGGAACCAAGGCGCTTGCATCAAGTGGGCAATAACCATTTGCTGCCCCCTTGTTAGCAGTATCTTCTTTGCCAGATATGCCAGAGGTATTAGTTTCAACTTGCGTTTCTAGCTGCTGGATATTCTGCTTAGCACTTTCATTATCATTTAAAAGGGCACCAGTATAAGTACCCATGTTAGTATCATTATCTGCAGTACCTGTAGTTGATCTAAGATCTCCAATGTCTGTCGTGTTATCGCTGATGTTTGAAGTGTTTGTAGCAACAGTTGATTGAAGTGTTTCTGCCGCCGCTTGAACAGCATCTTGCCTGACCTTTAAAGAATCCGATGCAGTCCCAATGGCATTTGATGCAAAAACTGGTAGCTGATCTTTTGCGCCATTAGGATCTGCACCAGAAAACGAAGCTTGTCCATTTAAAGATTTCTGATTATTTATTACACTAGAACCACTTGCCGCATCTGTATTTTCTAGATCAAGCTTGCCCGTAGTATTAGAGTCTGTCGTTCTGCTAATCCATGCTGCATTGGAATTAGCAGCGTCAACTTTTTGACCATTTGAGATGCTCATAATTCAATTTCCCTTAATACGATGCCCGTTAATTTATAATAACCAGGCAGATTTTGAGCTACAAGCTCTTTAAGTTCATAGCCTGTTCCATCCTTGCTGCCGCTAACAGACTCTAAGATAACTTTATGGTAAGCGTCTCTATCGTCTATGTCTGGCATGAATTCAAATTGACCCTTTTTGGTTATCTCTACCATAAAGGAATTCATGTCCGAAATACCATTAGTGTTTGTTTTAATTACGTTGCCGTCCTGAATAAGATCGGTAATGAAATTAAACGACATTTTAAAAAAACCTACTAAACCGAAGCTTATAGTCTCAACTAAACCGCTTGCCGATTGATTGACACTAGCGTCTTGCCTTTTCTTAAAGTTACCTGCTGGTGTGTAATCTTGTAGCTGAAATTGAGGGGAGTATGAGCTTCCGCTTTCTGAATCACTGATGTAAGCACTCGACCCAGTAAGATCAATACTGCCTGTAAAACCTAAGAGAGCAAAGGGAGATAAACCTTTCTGAGCCCCCGTCCCTATTAATAACTCAAAAGTATCTGTGCCAGTAATTGTTATCTGCTTAGAAGGCCGATCTATTGTGATTGTATAAGTCTCATCCCCAACTGCATCCATAGCTGTTTTTATTTTAGTTAACAGATCTGAATAAACATAAGTACCAGGATCTATCGTCGCTACGAGCTCAACGTTGCCAGCGTTAGGCTCGAGAAAGTTTAGAATATTATTCTCTGATGTTATCTCAAGCCCGTAATAAAATATTGAAAAAGTCTTAATAGCCATTATGCATTCACCAGTATGTCGTTTGAGTTTGTGACTTCGCTTAGTAGTTCTGCTATCTGCGTTGCGGTTGCGATTGGATCAAGTACGGTGCCCTCTACATTTACTGTTATAGCTGTTGTCTTTTTTAATTCTTCTTCCCCTGCAACATCTGGCTCCCCTGTAAATGATGGCTCTGCGGGCGCTCCGGCACTTACCCCAGCTGTTGATGCGCCACCACCTGCTGAGCCAAAGAAACCCTTAATTACAGATCCAAGCAGTACAAGGCTTGCTCCAGCTGCGATAGACCCAGCAGGGTCCAAGCCCTTTAAAGCTATCTTAGCTATTCCATCTGCTATATAAAAGTTACCCAACATGATAGCTAGATCACCTATAATATTTGCAACAGATGCGCCGAATGCTTTAAAAACATCCTCGCCCGATGCTAAAGCAGTACCGATGGATTGAATACCAGAGGATATACCTCCAGCTAAAGTATTTTTAAAACCATCTCTTAATGTCTTTGCTTTTTGCTTAGAAGCTTTAGCAAAACTCTCTAAAGCTAAAGACAGATCGGCTAGTTCTTGTTTAGTTCTATTTACTAAACTAGATCCTAATAATCCCTCACCTTCCTCTGAGATACCAATTCCTTCTTCTGATAATTCGGTGGCAATAACTCCCCTGAGCTCATTGATTTTAGATTTCATTAACTCTAAAGCACCAGGACCTGGAACAATATCTTTTCCAAGCTTTTCACCTATTGTTTCGCCATCTGGTGTTATGCCAAGCTGCCTAATCTCTTTTCTTATCCTACCTATTTGCTCAAGACCAGAATCTACTGCTCCAGATAAACCTTTAGTCAGGCTCTCCCCTATTAATGGGATCTTTTTTATATAACCAACTACTTCAATGAACATCTCAATTGCTAATATTTCTATTCTTTTAAATGCTAAACCAAAAGCATTCTTAAGAGCGAATGCTGTATCATGCCCTGCATTTTTTAAATCTATAAAGTTCTTAACAAGATATCCGAAAGCTACAATAGCTGCACCAATTCCTGTCGAGACTAATGCAACCTTAAGGAATCCAAGAGATGTAACTGTTGCTAAAATTTTAGCATTTAAAATAACTATAGCATCGCCTAAGTAAAGTGCTGAGATAGCGGCAGTCTCGAAACCACTCACTAAAGCTAAACCAATAGCTTGCGATTTTAAAAGAGCTAGCCCTAATCCAATAGATGCCAAGGCTCCAATTATCGTACTACTCCACTCTTTTACTTTTAAAATACTTTCATCAAAGAACCTTGCTAAATCTAAATCAGAAATTGATTTTGACAATTCCCCAAATGATTTAGCTATACTTTTAATTGTGTTAATTAACACAGGAGATTTAGTTATTGTAAAACCGATCTCTTCAAGCACGTCACCAAAAGAATTAGAGAGCTGATCAAATGCACCAGAGAAAGTATTTACTTTTGCCGCTGCTGCGCCACCGAATTTACCCTCTAACTGAGTCAATGCATTTGCGAAAGTCTCTGCCGCTGAACTGCCTTTTTTAATTATCAATCCATATCTAGTAAAAGAAGAAATCTCCCCCGTGGCTGCCTTTCCTACAAGTGTCGCCGCTGCCTTTAAATCAATGCCAAGTGCTGCGCTTAAGTCTGCTGCTGCTGTGGTTGCTCTCTTAAGACCCTCAACTTCTAACGCTCCCAATGATTGAATCAATGCAGCAGTATCTAAAAGAACTTCATCTCCGATAGTTGAAACACTCTGTAGGGACGATGCATATTCCTGCATACTTTGAGATGCTTCTTCACTGTATTGACCAGATAATTTCAGAGCCGTGTTTAAATTATTTACCGCATCTTCCTGCTGAATTGCTGCAGCGATTATTTTCCTGCCAGCAAAAGCTGCGCCGAATGCGGCAGCGGCACCTATTAATCTATTCCTTAAAGTTTTAAGACCAGAGTCAAAACCTTTTTGGAAATTATCACCAGCTTTTTTACCAGATGTTTTTGATTTCTTAGCTACTTTTTGGAAGCCTTTTACTATCTTTCCATTGTCTAAGACTATCTCAATTTCTATTCTATCGTCAGCCACCACGTAACTTCCTTGCCAAGTTTTGAGCTACCTCTTTATAAGATAACACCTTTCCTCTAGGGCTTTCAAACCCAGCTTTAAATATTCTCTGCTTACTAGAGAACATCTTTTTGCGGTCCTCTCGCTTGTCTAAATGTGGGTATGTTACCCCTTCCATAAAAATCATAGCCTCTCTCGACTCTACAACTTCAATCCCTAGCCAATATGACTCAAACTTAGGACTAGGCAGGTTGTCGATATACTCATCCGTCCAACCATAAAACCTAGCCATCATTACTTTTCTAAACTCGTAAAAGCTTAGTTTTTTTTAGAACCACCAACTAAATTCTCAGCTAACATCGTCAATTGATTAACGCTTAACTTTGCCGCTGCCTCTTTTGGCATCCCTAAACCACAAAGGAGATTAAGAAAAATAGTAATCTCATCCCCCTCTGCATTCTTTAATTTCTTGCTATACTCATGTGCTTGCAAAGCTGTTGGGACCTCCATTGGATAAACAGAAGTCCCTATCTTTACATTTACTTTAGGGCTTGCACCCAGATCTATCGTTTCCATATTTGCTACCACCTATCTATGGATTATTGAAAAGCATCACCGAAAGTAATGATGTTTGTAATGTTAGAAGCATAACTAGTATCAGCAAAACCCTGCCAAGTAACACTTAAAGTCTTTGGATTCTCGCCAGAGAAAAGAAGTGATCCTGGAACTGGAACAGCTAACATCAAAACAGTATCTGTAATATTATCTACTGCATTTACTGGGCGCAGAACCAATCGAGCAGAATCAACAAGAAGATTTTGGCCTTGCTTACTTGTTCCAACTCCAAAAGTCTTAGTGCCAGGGTTATACTCCCCTCCATAAAAACCATAAATATCTTCTAGCTTAGAGGAAGTAGTCTCTAGCATTGTAGTTGAAATCTCAGCCGTCTCCATCCCTTGATATAAAGCTGCCAAAGGAGTAACACCAGTTTGATGCGCCTTGACAATAAAGTTTGCTGGACTCGCTGAAAGCTCAATGTCGCCCTCTAACAATCCAAGATCTAAATCCTTACCACGGCGACAAATATCAACAGATATTCCAGCATCAACATCTGCACTATCATCCTGTAGACCGATAGCAGCTGCCTTTGCAGTTACCTCTGCTCCACTGACAGATGATGAGAAACCAGCGTCTCCATCAATTGCAGTGCTCATCAAACCAGCAATTATTGCTGCCGAATCACCACTAGTGATAATCACCTGCAAGCCAGTCTTGCCAGCTGGGGCTGGATCAACTGATACGCCTGTATCAAACCACACATAATGTGTGCTCATTAAGTTAAAATATTTCCCGTCTAATGATCCTGCAACGTCAGCGACAGTCGTAATCTGATGACTCGCCTCGATTTGCCATAGAATATTAACGGGAGAAATCGCTACGTTATTTGCTGCATTGCATGCCATTGTAATTCTCCTTAATTAAAAACGCACATCGTTTGTGCTGTAAATTCCATTTCTAATAAAATATCGTTCTGGTTTGTCGCAGAACGAGGGTTGATAATAAATCCACCTGGAACAATGTTTTTTATCTCAGGCGTGATCCTATTTGAAAGCTTTAAAACTTCATTGTAAATTGATTCTACCTCTACCATTACATTATCTACAGTTTGTGAACTATCATCTGAAGTATAACCCTTAAAAAAAGCTCGAACAACCACGGGTACATTAAATTCGTGAATAGTTTGATTTGCATTACTAATATCTGTTGAGCCTAACTCTAAGTGATAAGCCTTATCTAAAATGTTCTCTGGGATATTGTCATAATCAAATGCATCTCTGTGCTCGGTGTATCCTAGTGTCTCCATTCTCGCTCTGAAGTAGGGGAGTATATTAACTAAACTCATGATCTCACCAAGTCTTTCGTCTGGATATCTATGAATTCATTTTCTTGTATTATTCCATCACCATTTAAATCCAGCCTTAAAAAAGCTTTATCTCTCGCTCTGTTAGCTCGCTTAAAATACTTGTTTGCTTTTTCTAGGAACTTATCTCCTTCTGAATTTTGGAAATCATCGAATATAAGACCCAATGTCCAAAACTTAGACCAAGTGTTGACCTCTGCAATATCTATGATGGCGTCTTTTGTAATTCTATTACCGCTTGAATCATAGATGCCCTCATCATTTAGAACATCCAGGATAAGACCCTGCACTGCACGATGCTTGTTAAGAAAGGAATTTCTCCCTTGCTCGACATACTTTAAAACATCACTCTCATAAGGGGTTATGTCATCGTCGCTTGAAAATAACTTATCATCTGCTTGAGTGATGATCTCAATATCTCTTGTCGAAGTGACTGGAAGGCCATCCGTGGTCACTCGCACTGCAACAGTAACGGTTCTCGAAATCCCTGAGTAATTCCAGTCTAAATACCAATCCCGAGAAGAAGTACCTGTTACATTAATAAAACTCTCTGTACCCTCTGGCTGTATCTCAACCAGTGTAATGGCTGCCGAACCTTTTGCGACATAAGTCTTATCTGCTTTGATTCTTGTTTTATCGTCTATTTGTACAATATTTTCTGTTTCTATAATTGGAAAAATAGCCATGCTCTATTTCCTCCCCACACACTCATTACATTTATCTTCTATATGCTTGACCTTTAACTCTAGCAAAGAAGTCTTCTCCTCTAAATGAGAAAATGATTCTTTAATATCTTTAACGTCCGTCGCTATAGCATTTAGCGGATTAAAAACTAACTGTTTAACAAGAGCCCACGCTCCTGCGAAAATAGCTGCCCACAATGGCACAGTCGCCATTAATAAATCTGTAAAAGTCACAGCTATCTCCATTTTCATGCCCCCCCGAGCTCCTTATATAATCTATGTGGTGTATTTGCTTTCTCTGGATCGACATGGATAACCTTAGCTGGAGCTATCTCAACAATGTATCGGTTGTATTCCTCGATTGCCTCGTGACATATCGAAGCCGTTTGACTATCTACAATATTAGAGCCCTCTTGAGGGATCGGAATTGAAAACACCACACGATTAAAAGCATGGAGAGCTAGTCCAAAAACATAACTCCAGTCATATTTAGGTCGCTCTTTCCTGTTTAAGTTGCCTATCACAGCAACCTCATGTCTATAATTTAGGTCATATTCTTTCTCATGAACGATGTATCTCTTTTCTAAAAATAAAGATACATGCTCGTACTTATAACCACCAACAGTCCAATGTGACACCATATTGTTTGACCATTGGATGCCGAAGTGAGAACAGTCCTCCCCTAAGCCCCAGGCAACTATGTCCATTTTTTTTCGCTTAGTCCAAAGAAACGTCATTATACTACCTCGTGTAGCCATGCATTTAATGCTATATACTTGTCGCTGGCTCCGTTATTTGTGTACTCACACCTAATGATCATTCCCATATATAAATCAGCGTCATAGTTAGATGTATTCTCATAAATTCCGCTTGCTGGTAACTCAGCATTAAACCCAAACTGATTTAATATAAAATTAGGATAGTATGTTGGCTCAGGAGATATCGGGGCTCCTGAATAAGCATTTGTCGCCGTATCTAATATATAAAAATTTAATGTATCTTTTAACTCAGAACCGAAAATATTAGCGCCTGTAAATTTCGCATGTCCATAAGAGATAACAAAATCAATATTGCCAGTCTCACCGGCTAATATAGTCCCATTTGCTCCATGCACTCTTTTATATAATTTTTTCTCAACACCACCCACTAAAACTGTCTTTGCGGTAAATGCCGGCGAACTACCAACATCTACTGTCGAGGCAAAATAACCCTTTAAATGATCTATACCAATAGATGCCTCTAAATCATTAGTGCCGTCACTTACAACACAATCACCATTTATTATATCGGACAATAAAGCGAGCTCCGATACAAACAAATGCCTTTCAACAGACTGAATGGTGTAGCTATTTGACGCTGATATTATTTGCCCTGCATAAATCTTATCTGAATCAGTTACGTTTTTTAAAATCACACTCATACTGGAACGCTCCCTGTTGTAAAGGCAATACATACTGGGTTATCTGCTTGGCCAGTATTAGTAACCTTTGCCCGTAATTCATTCCCGTATGTTATAGGAATCGGAGGAGCTGGAGCATAATCAGAGCCACGACTAGCCACAACTGAGACAGTACCTAAAAGAGTTTCTGTTGATCCATCATATTCGATTATTTCAACATCGAAAGTTGCACTATTATTATCGTTTGTTACTGAAATTAAAGTCATCTCAGCACCAACTAATCTAATCGGGAATCCTGTTTTATTTGTTATAACAGGTCCAACCTGTAAATAAGCGTTTTTAACTGTTCCAGACCTAGCAAAAGCAGCCCCTGGAGCCGCAACACTTTGTAGCTCTGCCAATATGTTAGTTTTTTTAAGACCTGGAGCGCCTACTGCCATCAGTTATCCTCGAAGTTTATTATTATCTCATAGTCTGCTGTGCCAGATAGTGTCTTTACTCTAAGCTGACGTATCTCCCCTTTTATATTCCAACTAAGAAAAGAACTCTTATCAATCGTTTTAAAACTCGTGCCGCCATCAAACGACACGAGAAATTCGGTGTTGCTAACATTATCAATGCCGACACCACTTATGATCTGACCAGATGCCAGCGGTACTAGTGACTCAACAATGCCTGCCGTACCCGCATAAACCTGAGTACGCCCTACATTATCCTGTCCTTCAAACTGTGGCGCTAAATCAGCCATCCATTACTCTCCTATTAAGGAATGTCGACTATTGAAACTCTTCCATGAAGGTCTGAAGCTTTTCGTGGATTTCCTCTCAAAATCAATTCCTGTGTGCCAGTAGCCCCTGCTGTGATCTGCAAGTTCTTTGGCTCTTCGCTATAAGTGTACTGACCGGCTCCTGTGTACCATGACTCTAGAACTTCTTCTGTTCCATTATCGTCATGTACAAGCGTCCATGTGCAGTCACGAGAACAAGAAGACATGTAATCAGCCATGTTGTAAACTTCGCTAACTGTTAAAACGATCGTGACAACATCGTTGTCAGCACCAGCAGAAACAGAACCGGAATCAAGCAGCCCTTTTCCTCTAAGGATAGTTCCGGCGACAGCTACAATATCAACAGGTAGCTTACCAGCCGCTGTTAACGCAGGGAGAACGACGTTCCCTGAACTGTCCTTAAAACTAAAACCAATTAAACCAGCTTTACCAGCGCCGGCTTCGCCTTCTACTCTACTGATCGCAGCTTCACCTGCACCAGTGACATCATCCTCTAATATTGCAAAACTTTCTTTTAAATCTGACATTTAAAACCTTCCTTAGTTAACTTTCTAAACCCTGTAAATAGCATTCCACATCTGTTGCAGGTCTACCAGAATTAGATAAAATCTCGACCTTTATAACACTGCCCGCCGAGGCAGAACGCTCTATATTAAAAACAAAATCATCATTTAAATTACCACTACCTATGCGACCGCTACCGACTACTTGCGAATCAATTAAAATCTCATAAGTAACATGTTGTCTGCTCGTTATCCTCACAGACTTTAACGCTATACTCTTACCCACTGGTACTGTTTCATTCACTAATGTTTGAAGCGTCCCTGGGGTAGTTATACTCTGGACATCTACGAAAAATGGAGTGCCATTAGAGCCACCCAATGCTGCAATAATTGCATCTAATTTATCGTGAGATATTCCATCATTTACTCGCCTGTCGACACCACCGTCTTTTGTCGATTCAATATACGCTGCTTGATCTCTTTGAGGCTCAGTCCCTGGGATAGCCATTACTTACCACCCTTAGCGAATATCTCTTTATCATTATCAAAATCAAACCATGCGTACCATTTCTTATCTGACTCAACCCAAACGATTGAATAAGAAAAAACAATCCCACGCTTGAGATTGTTTGAACGCATCAAGCGCTGCAAACCCATTGGACTTGCAGCACTTAAAAAATTAGGAATACGTGTTAACGATACCTCTGGTGCCATTAATCTTAGTTTGCATCCTTAACGATTAATGCAGACTGAGTAGCGCCAACAGTTTCGCCTTTTCCGTTGTCAATGCCTAACTGTAGACCTTTATACCGAAAAGTTGATCCATAGCTATTCGCTTAGCATCTACGCCATACTCGTTAGCTCCCTGCTCGCTCATAGATAGACCCTTTTGGAATCCAATTGCAAGACCAGTTTTCTCAAACATGAAATACTGCTGAGCAGCCAAGTTGTTAGAAACAACAACTGGTACTCCGTAAACAGATCCAATAACGCCACTAGGGATGTTAGAAGTTCCATAAAGTTGAGCCTCTGTGAACTGCTGAATCTTAAGCATTGCTTTACGCTGAGCAGGGGAGATGAAAAGAGCAACCTGACTCATATCAGCGTCTTTCAATTCTAGATCCTCTTGCATGTCTAAAACGATATCACGAGTGATGTCTCCAACTGCAGAAGGGATTACAACACCAGCAGTTTCAGCTGTAGCAACAATCTGAGTGTCAACATAACGCCCTTGAGCACCAGCTGCACGTCCTGCATTTTCAAGCTCTGCATTTATAGCTGTTTGAGCCTTACTCATAGAGTCGATGATCCAAGCAACGTAAGCATTTTTGTCTAACAACAAAGTATCCAAGCTATCAGTCAATGCAGTAGCATCTCCCGCAACACCTGCAACTCTATCAATAACTGTAAAGCTAGAAAGCTTAGGAAAAGAAATTTGCTTAGCTCCGAGCTCTGCCATAGATGAAACGTCTGAAACGTAAGGCATGAACTTAGCTTTAAAAGCTAATTCTTTTTGTACTTCTGCTTCGATTAAATCACGACGAGTTACGCCGTATGTTTGAATAGCGTCAGCCATTATATTCTCCTTTTAAAGACCATGCTTTTCAGCGTAAGCAATCTTTTGCTTTGTGGTCATATCTGACAAGTCGGGCTTGTCTCCCTTTAAGTTAGGATCTTTCAGATTATGATTATCTATTTTAGGCCCAGCCTTAGAAAATAAATATGGCATATTCTGTCGGGCATCCTCCAACATCAATTTAATATCCGATGAATCCGCTCTGAATGTCTCTTGGTTTACTTCCAATGTTTGGAGATCAACTAATCGAGCAAGAGCAGAATTATCTACGCATCCCATCTCAATTGCTACAGACTTAACCTGGCTTTCTAAAGTTGAGTAAGCCAAATTCCCAAGGTCTTTCTTATAACGGTCATCTCTTTCTGCAACTTGCTTTCTGAGTGATGATATAAGTTCGTCCTTCTTGCCTTCCGATTCCAACTTATCATGTTCAAAGATTTCTAAACGCTCTTTAAGGAGAACATTCTCCTCTACAGCTTTCTTTTTTTCTTTGAGATATCGCTGGTCCCTTTTGTAATCTGCATCTGATTTGGTATGTTCCCTGTGTTCGTCCCCGACGTTTTCACTTGGCGCAGCCCCGCTGCCATTACTTTCTTGCATGTTACTACCTCTTTTTTATGTTTAGCAAGAGCTTATTTGCCCCTGATCTTTCTCCTAAATTCATCAAGCACCATTTTCCTCACTCGGCGCTTACCTACCTTGCCTAGACCTATAAAATCATAGCCAATGTTTAACTGCTTTAACCATTTGTATATCTTTGAGTTTCTCTTCCCGTCTCGACGAACGTCCTTAGTAAACTTAATAAACAAACTATTCTTCTCGATCGAATACCCGAGCGATCTTAATAACTCACCAGTAAATGTTAGATTAGACTTACTTCTAGTAGGCTCAAAGAACTCTTTGTCAACTGTCTTTAGTATCTCGTCTGGCTCTGGAATAGGTATCACCTGACCACTACTACTCGTGCGGAACTTCACTAGACCTAACCGCATAGCTAAATATGATTTAGATAACTTAGGGAGAGCCTTGCCAGACTTTTCATTCTTACCTGATCTGGCCTGTTGAACTATTCGACCTACTACGAATTCACCTATTTGCTTCTGCATACGCTTAGACGATGCCGCATCCTGGAGCTGCTTTCTAACATTTCTTAACGCTATATTAAGACCTTTAATCCTAACCTTCGCCATCCCGAAACCCCTTAGCTAACCCTACAACGAAATCCGCAAACGCTGACTTTCCTTGCTCTTCCCTTACTTTTAAAGCTTCCTTGATATCGTCTTTGATTTCTTTTTTAATCTCTTTGAGCTCACCCTTTGAAACGCCAAAGAATGGGCGCTTCGGGACCGTATCTCCAGTTACATGATTAAATGCCTTAGCATCTTGATCATCACCAGTATCCCAACCAATAGTTATGTTATTACCTTTGTTCTTAGTAACATCCATAAGCTCCATCATGTCGCCAGTAAGCTTCATATTGACTTTCTTTTTAGACTTACCCGCTGCACGAAAATCTAACGACTTAGCATATTCTTTAGAATAAGGAGACTTAAGCTTTACCTTAGAGCCACGCCCCTTAGAATCAAAGCGCATCCCCTTACCTTCAGAGGTGCGCTGCTTAATCTTATCTAAGATCGCCTGCCCTACAGCCTCCCTAAGGTCTGGCTTACCAGAAAAATCAATCCCGAATTCATCCTTGAGATTGATTGTCTGACTCACCCTTCTCTTCGTTACTTTCGGTGCTGACATCAGGTTGCTCCATCATTGGTTGCCTATCTTCTATTTGCTTTAAATCAAACTCTTTGATCTTTTCTAAAATAACCTCAGCTTCTTCATCACTTATCTCTCTTAGCTCAGCTAATGCTTCAACTTCTGAGATCATACCCATCTCTAGGCGATTCTGGACTGATTTCTCAATCTCTTCTACAGACTTAAATGCACGAGGAGGAGCGTACTTAACGCTAACTGTGATCTTCTCATTTAGTTTAGGACCAGTAAATTTCGGGGATACCTCATTTGTACCCTGCAAAACGTTATTCCAAGCAATGATTAAATCTAACTCAGACTGTTCGATCTGCTTAAATAAATCCGCATCCTCACTTGAGGCTTGAAATCGATCCAGTAAAGCCAATGCTCTATCTATTCCTGATGTATACTGCCTAGTCTGCCCTGATGTTATAGCTGATGTATCCTCGCCCTCTGCTGATAAGAAAAAGTTAATCGTTGCCTCTAACAATTGAAGGCTACCAGCCATATCAGGAGATGGAGAAACAAAACTAAACTCTGGCTTCATCTCTGGAGCTTTAGGATTTGGCTTTAGATGCAGCACATGATTAGGACCGATGCGCATGTTCTGTGGCAATTTCTCACTGACAATAACCGCCTGACTATAGCCCTGGAGTCTTGAGATATTACTAAGATCAGATAGCACTAAAGAAAAATCAATTGCGAATTCTGTTATGTTCTGCCCTCGGCGTACATAGAACTGAAAATCCTTCTCATCAGATATATCAATAAATGGTAGCATAGGAGCTATCGGATTTTCTTTTATCTCTGTTATATGTTTACCGAATCCATCCATTGTAAAATGCAATTCTGGAGTCCATACAACATAACGCTCCTGAGCACCTAGTCTATCATTAGGATCTGCTATCGTTTGATTTAGCCTATCGTTCTTATTATAGTCTTGATCTGTCTGAGATGTTGATCCAGGGGAGTTCATCTCATAGCTGGCTCTATTATCTAAATCCCAAACGTTTAGGATATAAGCATAAGCTTCCTCTGGATTATCTACATCTGGTATCACATCCAATTGCTGCATAGGAATAGCCTTCATTTTAAGACCACCTTTGCCATCAGGTATCATCATCGCTATGTTCTGTTGCTGTAATTTATAATACCTATTCGCTCTTTTATTATTAGTATTTACCCGCAGATATTTATAAAGATTTTCGAGATGCTCGATCTCTTTATCGTTTGCACCTTCAAACGTTCTCTCTGGTGGCTCTGCATATAAAGAGGCCTTATCATTTATGATCTTCTTAGATACATTAATGCTTAATACTTTACGCATCTCGTTTACTGTCTTATCAGAGAACTCATTTCTAAGTTTCTCCTCTACATATCTATCCTGCCGATCCCAGTAAATATCAAAACGCTTTTGCATCTCTCGTTTTCTAGAGATGTTCTCGTCGCTCTTAATCTCTTCTATTATTTTTCTTCTTACCGCTTGATTAGTAAAATCTGGGTTAGCCATTATCTCTCCACCATTGTTGCATCATCTTCAGCATCATCCATATCTATCTGATTACAAACTGCATAACCAATCGCAGTCGAGATATGTTGCGCCGCATAGCTGTCATCTTCTAAATACTGAGCGCCTTTTTTAAGTTTCGAAAAGCTAAGCCCGTCATGAGCATGAGGCGCATCCTTATAAACTAGAAGTCTACGCTCTCCTAGACTATTGCACAACATTCCGTTGACAATATTATGCCTTTCTCTTATGCGAGGGTTCGATCGCTGGACTATCATCTTGAATCTTATCTTCTTAGACTTATTATTTCTCGTGTTAGCCATGTATCTCTCTATGATCTCCCAATCATCATTATTCTGTCTAGTGTCTTTATGCTTACCCGTTGCATCTCCATCTATTAAATAGACTGTGTTGTAATCAAGTAAGCCTCTAGACATGAGCTCCTCACATGAATCCTCTGTGCGCATGCCCTCAACAACTACTTGATCGAAGATATGAAACACCCCTCTAACATATTGAATCAAGCACATAGATAGAGGCTTGCCCTTACCTATATTAAAATCCCAGCTCAGTATTACAGGAAAGTTATCGTTAACCCTATAGCTTGTATTCCTATAGTTAAGCTCCCTATCATACTGATGATAGATAACCTCAGTGACTATATCTACCCACTTCCCATAAATCATTCTCTCTGCTGTTCTTGGATCTAACGATTGCAGTAGCCCACGCACATAACCTTTTGGGAGGAATTTATTTTCTGTTGTTAGTGAATAGTAGACATGTCTATTTGGACCACTAGGGGAGATGAAGTATTTAAAATGCTCTGACGACGGGCTACCTGGGTTTGTTAACGAACAAATCCAATTCTCTTTTATGTGAGGCAAACGACCTACTCGCATCTTGATCTCATGATAGAAATCTAACGTATCATTCTCAGTTAGTTCCTCAATTACTGCGCAGCTAAGTTCCAATGATCTAACTTTTTCATAATTACCGTCTGCCCAAGAATATGGGATTATAATGCTGCCATTTTCAAATTCTATAATCCCTCTGTGCTTATTAAACGAATATGATATATCTGTAGCAAGGTGATCTAGGACCTTTTTTAATATAGTATCTTTTAACGATGGCATTGATCTTCTGCCTAGAAGGGCCTGCGCATTACTATACATCAAGCAGTGAGTTACAATTAAATGAGCACCGAGCAAACTCTTGGCACTTCCCACGCTCCCCGATAACAATAGTTCATGCACCATGCCTTCTGAATAATCAAAATTCTTTCTGATATCCTTGATAACTCTTAATTGAAAAGGAACTTGAGCAGGGTCAAATTCTGTTAATGTTGGCGTACTTCCTTGCATTAATCTTCATCATCTATTTTATAATTTAGAATTATAGGAGCGTTTGTTGCCAACTCTACTTTATCTTTATTTCCATAGTCTTTATGAAAGCGAGTCTTTAAAGCAAAAAGCAATAAAGTATCGCTACATAGCCTCGGATCAAATCCAGGGATATCTTCACCACCTATTTTTGCTAAAAGTATTTTCTCAAATCTCTGCTGCCCTAAAGCTTTGCCTTCCTTAATACTGTCGGAAAAATTTGGGAAATCTTTCATCCAAGCATAGACTGTATCCCTGCAAACTCCGCATTCTGCCGCAACTCCCGCCATTGAATAGCCTAAAGCTAAGGTGTCTTTTGCTATCTCACAAAACTCTGGTTTATACACTCTCGGACGGCCTCTTGACATTTATCACCCCTTGACTTCTTCACTGTAACTTATTTTTTCTGAATCTTCCAGGTCTAGAGGGAAATCTGCTTTTATCTTCGCAACCAATAAACAATTAGCACATTTCTCCCTACCGTACTCACCATGTTTTTTAGCGCACGCTAACTCTAACGCATCAACTAACCTATACATAGTTAGCTTCATTTTCATTTTACTATGAGCCATAGAAATCATCTGGCTCATAGTATAAAGCTTTGGTTCTTTATTTTTTTTATTCATTATTAATCTCGGGCGCAGTGCGATCCCCTAGCCCCTTTGGCGATGGATCGTGAGGGTTTGGCTCGGGCGAGATTATTTTTAATAAATGTATTTTCATTACAGCTACCACCACTTAAGAAAAATATATTATTTATGTGATGCTAATACATAAGTGAGCCTCGTTGCAAGGCTCTTAAAGTCTAAGCATGATTCTGCTAGTGAAGGGATTTATCGGATTCTGTCATATCAGTAAAAAGCGTTTGCTTTCCCGCTACAACATCATCCAACAAACTATAGAGGCAGCTAACATATTCCTCCTCATCCATTGGAGAGGAACTACTAACTGTGAGAACAATAGTTTTCAGTGACTCATCCTGAGCTATCTCAAAAATAATCTCATCCTCATCTATCATCATCAACCTTTGCTAAGCTTAAAATATCATCGAAGTCTATGCGTATCGGCGAGACGCCATCTGTAGGGTAGGTTGCTCTAATATTTTCACCAAATTCTATCGTGTACTCTAGACCTTCATCTAGTAGCACCAGGGCATACTTAAACTGAGTGAATAATTGGAGCACCCTCCCCTTACCGAAAGAAGTGATCACCGTTGCGCCTTTTATTATCTGTAGAGTTCTAAGGAGCTTAGTATCCAAAATTCATCACCGCAAGCGTCCTTTCCCTTTTCTTAGCATCTGTCTTATCTTGAACTTTTTGATGATATTCGAACAAAGGATATTTATTGTTCTCCCCTGAAACTTTGCTTATGAAATCCGCAGCACTAATAGTTTGTCCATAACCATATCTCCCATTGTTCGACTTTATCCTGAATAAAGTACCATTATTGAGATCTAAATATACGGTTTTCCTCATGTATTTTATTGTTTTTCTATACCACAGCCATTCATAATTATAATCGTTGTCCTTATACCAAGGCTTCCGAGTCGGCTTATAGTATCTAAAATTCTTAGCAAACTTTTCTGCATTAATGATCCAAATCATTTTTCTATAGTTACACTCCCTAGCGTCAATATCCTCAGTGCTTATAGATGAATTTTGGAATTCAATAACGCTACCCATGTCAGAACAATAATCAGCCCTATGGTCTCCAACAGCTACCTCTACATTCTTTTCAGGAAAGACACTTTTCCACGCCCTATGCCATTCAGTCTCCCCTTCTGAGTAAGAGCATTCAGAGCCCGTATCGTGCGCCCAGTGCCAAGTATTTATATCCCCACACTTAGCTATAACCTTATCGCCACAGCCAGGGCAGGCAGCTATCAGCCATTTTTCAGGGGTAATCCTCCCTTTAATTATATGGGTTGCATAGAGCACTAAGAGACTCTCCCCTTATATTGCTCAAATTTATATGCAGCGTATAAATTAATTAAAGACTCCTCTGGGATATCGTAAACAACCGACATTTTCTTAGCCATCTTCGCTGGTAGAGCTATTTTTCCATCTTCTATGTTATAGACGAAGTTTCTGGAGGTAGATCCAAGTTTTTTTGCAACATCCGTTGCTGAGAGCCCAAGCCCTATCCGAACTTTCTTAAGCAAAGCCCCATTAGCTTTTAGCGTATTATCATGCATCGGTGCCGTGTCCTTGTTGTGGTTTAAAGTACACTTTTTTAGTTCCTTTTGCCTAAAAAATAAAGCCATTTCTATTCTTAATTGCAGCGCATAGCATTAATTATTAGGGGAGCTAGCCTCCTTCCAGCCTGTGATCCGCAAATCCATAAACCGTAAGTTTTTCCTATTTAATACAATATTTAAAAAACACCTGTTTTATACCCCTTTTTCTTCTTTTTTACTGTACTGATTATAATAGAAAAAAGAGGTACTAAGGTACAGGATCTTGTATAAATTTAATATCATTGGCTTTTTCCAAGAACCTCAAATTTGATCCGCAAAATTATGAACCGTAAATGAGCAGCGCATTGCAGTTATCCACATTGAAGTGTGGATGCTCCTGAACCTTAAAATCCTAACCAAGATACTTAACGGTACACTAATTAATGCTTTATTTTCTCAAAGAGGCTTACGTCAAAATTATCATCAACAAAAGAGAATCCAGCTATTCCCTTTTTTCTTTTCTTATCTTGAATAACTCCATCGCAATCACAATAGCCAATTCTATAGGAATCTTCCATAGCAATTCCACGACCTCGATATTGGCTTTTAAAATAAAGTGATGCTCTTTTGGCAAAGACCCTAAAAGATGTTGGTTTCATTTTCTCTTCTTCACATATATTTTTGTATTTAGCGTAAATTACTCGACTACTTAAAAAGTAAGAATCAACGGCATCCTCCATCCTCATATATGTAGATAGAAAATAATAAATGCTATCACTGTCTTTTTGATACTCATCTATCGAGTCATC